GTGCATATGTAACAAATTACCTTCCAAACTTTCCTGCACCTGAAGTACGAATGATGCTGTCTAGTTTTGCAGCACGAGAAGCAATTCACGTTGCAGCTTATTCACACCTGATTGAAACATTGGGTATGCCAGAGACTACATACAATGAATTTTTACAGTACGAAGAGATGAAGGACAAGCACGATTACATTGAATCTTTTATCAATCAAGATGAGAACTCAGTAGCACAACAAGTTGCCGTATTTAGTGCTTTCACAGAAGGTATGCAATTGTTTAGCTCTTTCGTGATGCTTTTAAACTTTGCTCGTTTCGGTAAGATGAAGGGAATGGGTCAAATCATTGCTTGGAGTCAAGTTGATGAATCTTTACATACTGAAAGCATGATTAAGTTATTCAGAGAATTTGTTAAAGAGAACAAGCACATTTGGACCGATGAATTAAAATCTCAGTTGTACACCATTGCACAAAAGATGGTTGACCTTGAAGATAAGTTCATTGACTTAGCGTTCGGTGTAAATGAAATGCAAGGATTAACTAAAGAAGAAGTTAAACTTTATATTCGTTATATTGCAGATCGCAGGTTGATTGCTCTTGGTTTAAAAGGTATCTTTAAAATCAAAAAGAATCCTTTACCTTGGGTTGATGGTATGCTTGGTACTACACATAGCAACTTCTTTGAGCAACGAGTAACTGATTATGCTAAAGGTGCTTTAACAGGTGATTGGCAAGATGTATGGGCTAAATAATATGAATTGGAACGATGTGTTCTATTATGATGAATCTTCACCAACCTGTTTAAAATGGAAACACACCCGATACAATTATAAGTTTGGGAATGTCATTGTATATAAAGATACAGATGCGGGTTGTTTAAGATTTTATAAAAATGGACTACCAAGAAACTCTGCCATTAGTGTAGATAATACATCTTACTATGCACACAGAATCGTTTATGAATTAGTGAAAGATATAATAATACCTAAAGGATTCATGATTGATCACATTGACGGTAATCCACATAATAATAATATTTTAAATCTAAAGATGGTACTTGCTCTTGACAATGCACATAATATCAAGAAAATGTCTCACAACACATCCGGTATAACAGGTATTTCATATTCACCTATTGTTAACAGTTGGAGAGCAATTTGGCACGATGGTGAAGGTATACAGAAAAGCAAATCTTTTAGTGTAAACAAATATGGGGAAGATTTAGCAAAACAATTAGCAATAAATGCCAGAGAACTTGCAATTGAATCATTGAAAAATGACGGATACTTATATACAGAAAGGCACGGTAAATGAAAAATCTAGTAATCTTTAAGGCACACTGGTGCAAAACTTGCGGACCAATGGTTAAGGTAGCTCAAGCTACCAATCTTGGTATTCCAATCAGTACAATTGACATTGACGCTGACCCTACAGCTACAACTGAATTTAATATTCGTGGAGTACCTACAGTGTTACTCATGGACGACATGCAAGTTATAAAACGTCACACTGGTTCAATGACAGCTAAACAACTAAAAGAGTTCTGTGCATAAAGTATAGACGTAAAAAATCCCCGAGTCCTGTAAAGGATATCGGGGTTTTCTTTTATGCTTGAATGCCGTTTAGATATACAGTCTTACCATTTTGTTTAACTGCAGTTAATACTTGGCATTTTAGATTATTAGGATCATATGATACATGCACCCATCCACTATCTGGAACACCTGATGTATAGAACTCTAAAATAACTTGTGTATAATCAAAGTTATCCGCTAAGTACTGAGCAAGTTCTGCATTAGGTACACCGGGGATTTCAATGTCAGCAGCTTGTCCTTTGCAGTGATCAGAGGTTCTAACGCCTCCTACGGCTGCATTTACGTCAGGACTACGATAGGCACTGTTGACTTTAATTCCGAGCTTGTAGGCATCTCTAAGTGGCTGCAAGACCTGTTCACAAAGTAACTGCAGGTTCGCTATTACGGTTTCATCCGGTGTGTTATCCATATCTCTACGAATTGCGATTTCACTCTTAGTCATTTCAGCTAATGAAAAGTTTTTCGATAACTGTGTCATATATTCTTTCTATTATTTTGCGGAGGATGTAGGCCATGATTCAATCAGCGTTCTGGTATCAAGGGCGTGACCTTGAGCTTTTCTTGCCATTCCTTCAAGAGCAACTGAACACTCTGAGAATACGGCTGTAACGGTTGTGGCGTAGTCTCTAACGGAACTGCAGGTAGAACTATTGACGGTGGCGCTATTACTGGAGTTGTAGTCCCGCAGCCTATTAAGCTCAGACTCAGCAGCAGAGGCAGCAGCAGCGTTTTGTTGAACTTTGATTTGTGCTTGTTGTAGTGCTGCATCTTTTTTCCTTTGTAGTGCTGTAGATTGATCTAAGACTTGTTGTGTTGCGGTAGCCAATGCTTTAGAATGTTGTGCGTTAATGTCACTGATAGCTGAATCCATTCGCCAGCCTTGGACCATGAAACCCGCAACGAAAGCAATAGCTGTCAAACCAGCAGTGATATAATTCATATTATTCCTTATTTTCTTTATTCATTGAACCACGAATATAAGCAGTAGCTGCCATGAATGCAACAACAATAGTACCCATTGCAGCAGAGAATGTAGTAGCTAGACCCATTATTAGATTAACTTTTTCTGCAGTAACAAATGGTAGTGTCATAATAATAATGGTAAGAAAAGGTAAGAATAAAGCTGCCCATGCCATCAATCTTTGTTGATCAGCGAGCTTATCCATATTTTCAATTTGAAGCATTCTTTCGCTTCTATTTAATTCTTCATCTGATACAACACCATCATTATTTATATCAAACTGATCGTATATTGAATTTGTTTCTAGTTTCTTTGACATATCAAGCACCTTGCATTAATGTGTATGCAGCAGCAATTAACCAATAGAATATATATAACAATATTGCTAATAATGAATACATGAATATATTTTCTACTACTTTTTTATTATGTTCTTTTTGCAATCTTTCTGCTTTTATTCTATCGGCAGAAATCTTTCTACGTTCTTCTAGCATTTCATTATATGCATAATCACCGTATTGCATTTTAACCATCATCATTAACTCATATTCTTGTTTAATAATGGTTCTGCGTCTTACTAAATTATCTAAAGCTTCTTGTTCAATAGAGCCTTTGTCTAATAACTTCTTAAATATAGAAGGTTTTGATTGCTGTTCTGCAGCTTCTTTTATATCTGTAGAGGCTTTGAAGAACTTACCCAACGCACCAGATACTTCGTGCAATTCTCTTCCTACTTCAATACCTTGTTTGACTGCATTATAGGCAGCCGTAGCCAATGCGAAAGCACTTACTGGATCAATCATTACACACCTAGCATTAATTTGATTACGTTAGTTATTCCGATTGCTTGTGAGAGTACAACTAGCACAGCACCAGCAGCTAAATATTTGATTTGATTAAGTGTATTTTCAATACCAGTTAAAGAATTGCGTAAATCTGTAGAAATATCTTGTAGTTTCTTAAGTTCTTCTGCATGATCTTCTACTTTTAATTCTAGTTTAATAACACGGTGCTCAATTTGCTCTGACATACTAATACCTTTGACTGACAATGATTATGTAAGTAATCTAATAAAAATAAAGCCTGAAAACCGTCTGAATTAACAGAAAGCTTTCAGGCGAAAGTTAAGACTATTATATCATAACTAGTTGGTTAAATCAAGGGTGATTATGAACAAATAGGACCAGCTAATAACAAAGGATTTATACCTTCTGGTATCATTGTTGGATCAAGAATTTCATTATTGTCTTTATCCCGCAATGCATGTATACAGTACGCAACTGTTTCATCTGTTAATGCCTCAAGTTCATGTACCTTATCTTTATGAATATAGATCATATGTGGCGCTGTAAACTCAGACATGATACCTTCTACAGTTACTTTCAACTTACCTTTAGCAAGAAGTGTAAGATGATCAAACTGATGAGTGTGACCAATTTCAACATCACCAGCTTTTTCAAACCGCATCATACGAGAGTATAAATTAGCTACACAACCGATATGGACTATTGGTTGACTCATAAAATCTCCACAGATATAGTTCCAGAAGGTGGTGTGGGTGTTGGTAGTAACTCAATGGGTAATTCCATCACCTGCACTATTTTTTCGTTTTCGTATAACCAAATACCGTGATTTCCAGATTCAAAAATCATTTGAAATTCTTCATCTGTAATTGGGAAAACTACTACACCTTCGTCAATATATATTTCTGGATTATAGACATCCAAAACTCTATTATTTTCTGTCAATGAAATTACATACATTTTAACTCCTTGTGTTAAGATTGATAGGTGCGGCCCAACAAATAGGTGGTGTTTGACTTACTCCAATTCCATATAAGGAAACTGACCCTTCTGATGAGCTACCATTAACTGCATATATTGAAACTATATCCCCCGGTGCAACTGTTACATCATGTGTGTAATAAGTAAGTGCTACAACAGTGCTTACAGGACCAATAGCGACACCATTTACATAAATCCTAGCGGTTCTACTAGTAGTTGTGTACTGAGTAGTATTTCCTCTGTTTGACCAGTTGACTCTTACTGTACCCGAACAAAATACCCTTGCTCCAATTTTCTGTACGTAAGATCCGGTAGTAGCTGAACTATCACCCATTGCAACACCAATATAGTTTGCACCTGCTGTGACCACTGGTATGCTAGGAGCAGCACTAGTCTGCACCGAGTTATCACTGAACGTAATGGACGTTCCACCAACTGTTACTGCCATGAGTAATCTCCTTTAATTTTAATAAACTGTAAAGCCATTTGTTGCATCCATAGAAAATTTAATTGTTCCACCTGAAGTTTTAATATTCAGCACCCCTTCATTTTCTTCCACAATCCAATTTGTTGTAACTAATTTTGTGCTACTAGCAGCATTACCTGATGTATTTTGATTACCTGAAGTATTAACACCGGGTAAATTAATATTAGCTGTACCATTAAATGATACTCCACCTATTGATCGTGTGTTTTGTAAAGCAGTAGCAGTAGCAGCATTACCATTAACACTGATACCCCAAGTACCAGTTGCATTAGTTCCTGTTGTACTTGGTGCTCCAACTGTATTATAACTTATTGTTACAGCAGATGAACCATTAAAAGTAATATCGCTTGATGCACCACTACCTGCATTATTAAATGTAACACTATTATTTAAGTTAATGTCAATAGCAGCAGAGCCGTTAAAAGATACACCATTAATGTTTCTAGCTGTTGCTAAAGTAGTAGCAGTAGCAGCATTACCATTAACACTGATACCCCAAGTACCACTTGCATTAGTTCCTGTTGTACTTGGTGCTCCAACTGTATTATAACTTATTGTTACAGCAGATGAACCGTTAAATGCAGTATCAGCAGCAGCACCTAGACCGTTTGAAGCGAAAGTTACTGATCCTGCAGTATAATCTGAAACTCTTGAAGAATCTACTCTTACACCGTATGTGGCTGAACCGTTCCAACCCATCAGTGTAGGATGGGTATTAGCCCAAGCGTTTGAGGGGTTTACAGAACTGATAACAGTACCCTCTGGCGAAGTACCTGCTGATGCATCAAAAATTGTATGACCATTGCTGTAGTTTTTCCAAGCTAGTTGTCCAACAACCGCTGAGATTGTACCGTTAGTACTCCAGTTAGCACGAGTAGTACTA